CATGGTAACACCGTAAGCCTTTCAACTAAAGAGTTTAGGTCTTCGTTCATATCCGTAATAGTTTGTATTACTACTTCAGTCTCGTCTGGATGTACATCTATTACTACTGAATCGTGTACAGAGTTAACTAAGCAGGACTGCATGTCCATCAGTCTACGTTCTATCTCACACAGCACAACAGGCACAACATCACCTGTAGCAAACCCCTGCACAGGATAGTTCTTTATCATAGTGAAGTGTGTCACGCTACCGTTGCTACGTCTTGTCACATCAGGGAAAGCATACTGTCTTCCGCTGACGTTAGTGATCTTCATGAACCGCATAGCCTCGTCGCCTAGCTTCTTGTGCCACGCTGCTACGCCTTGATACTTCTGTGTGAAGTGTTCGTAGTATGCAGCTACAGCTTTTGATCTACCGTATCCAGTAGCACCAAAGAGGGGTGCGAATGTGTGTGCCTTAGCTTCTTGTCTTGTAGTTGGTTCGCCAGCTTCAGTAATAACTTTTGCTGTGTACGAATGTACATCGAATCCTGTTGCAATTTCTTGCATCGCTGTTTCATCTTGCGCCAAGAACGCTGCTGTCCTAAATTCGAGTTGGGCAAAGTCGGCCTCCATAATCTTACCGTTGTTCCATCGTGATACAAACACACGCTTCACGGGGAAGGTTCCACCTCTTGGCATGTTTTGCATGTTGGGATTTCGTCCAGAAAATCTACCTGTACTGGTGATGTGTTGTGTGAGTCCAACGTGAAGCATCCCTGTGGTTGGCTTTCTATAAATATCAATGCCATCAACAAAACTGCTGAGGTAACTAGAAATAGCAGAAAGCCTTTTAACGTCAGTAAGAAAGTCCACAGCACTATCCATCCCGTTATTCTTAGCAGTCGCAATGAGCGTGTCCAGGTTGTCTTTACTTGTACTGAATCCATTAGCTGATACCCACTTCTTACTTGGTGCGGCAAAGCATAGGCCAGCCATCTTGTTGATCTTCTTTAGTTGATAACCACGTGCATCACAATCCTTACAGTTGTTAGGTTTCTTGAAGAGTGTACCATCCTTCTTTACTTTGTACGTCTTACCTTTCCCATTGCATGTCGGGCAGGTGAAAGCCTTGGTACGGAGTATCGTAGTCGTGTTAGCCTTAACCGCTGCTTTAAACTCTTCTTGTGTTTCCACATAGTCGAAGAGCGCAGCCCATTCTTTTTTGTTATTGACCGCAACTGAGAATACAACTTGGGACATCTGCTCTGGAGAGTTGAGATTGATAGGCGTATCGCCCATAAGTTCCCTGACTTGTTGCTGAAGACGTTCTTCGATCTGTGCTTTCTCATTCTGAAACTCCTTACGCACTACCTCAAGGGCATCGTTGTCCACACAGAATCCTGACATGTACATTCTTGTGAGGGTTTTACAGGTGTTGAAGGTGACTTCTCTGACTTGATGAAGGGAAGCGGATTCTGGTTGGGCATAGTCATGTTCTTGACTGATGAACAACTCACGAGTTGTGAGCAGATCATGCCTAAGATAAAAGCTAAGCTCGTTGAGAGGTATTTCATTTGTGTTGTATCCTTCCTTGAAGTAACGCTTCAGCGTGTCATCCTTCTGGAAGTCTAGCTGTCTGCGTTCAGCACATGCCTCTAAGCTTAGTGGTTCCTTCTGCCCACGTATAAGCAGATACTCTGCTAACATCGTGTCATAAATAGGACCGTCATACTTATACCCACACTCCCATAGCCACATGAGATCGTGCTGTGCATTATGCATGATCAACAGGGTTGTCATATCTAAGATAGACTGCAGGGTTTTTCTACCTGCACCACTGTTATCTTTGTACTCCACGTGGTCAAGCGTAATGATGTTCTCGTTCTTCCAGTTATCTACATCAAGCACACCTACCTGTGTAAGCGTGTTGCCTGGCTCAAACGGGTCCATGATAGTCTTGCCATCACGTTTCGTTGTTGTGTTCTCTACATCTAATACATTACGCAAGGTACTGACTCCGTTCACCATCTAGTTCGCAATGAACTACACCGTGCCATCCACCCTTGAGTTTATTCTTAGCGATGTTGAGGTGACGTTGGTTACTCTCTTCGTCATCCTGACCCTCAACCATTTTATTCTTACTGATCAGTAACATTAGGTCAGCCTCTGCTGCCTTGCCTGTCTTCGATCCTTCTAGCATTGACTGATCTACACGTACCATACCTTCAGCTACAGCAGATAGCTGTGACATCCATATGATAGCGCAACCGTATTGTTTAGCAATGTTACGTGCATGGATAGCTGCTTCCTTGAGATACACATCTGACTTGTCACTAGTCTTAGCTGCAAACTTATCACCCATGTCTAGCACTACAATGTCAGGCTCATATGCTTTGACGATAGCCTCAACCCATGACATGTCTTTACCTGTGCTATCCTTAATAAAGATGTTCTCTTTGACGGGCTTGTAGCGTAACGCAGCGACAGGCATATTGTTTTTAACTTCATCCATGCTCATGCTAGTAGCAGCACTAAGGTAACGTGCACCTACACGCTCATAGCTTTCCTCATTACAGAGGATCATACACTTAGCACCTTGGTGTGCAAACCCATCTGGTGCAGCGATAGTACTAGCATGGAAGCTAGTCTTACCTGTGTTAGGACGTGCACCTACAACAACTAAGTGACCGCCACTGATACCCTCAACCTTACGGCGTAGGGATGGTATGTTCCACTTCCATTGTGACTGAATGTCGTTAGCTTCTAGCAATGTCTCAATGCTGATGTCATCCCAATCTACTTTGAGGTTAGGCATGAAGTCATCTTGATAGTCACGCAGTAGGTTACGCAATGGTTCTAAACTATTCTTGCTACCATTAACATAGTCAAACCCAAGGTTAGCAATCTCTTCACCTACTACTTGTTGGAATAGCTTGGACAGTACATCATCAGCTATCTCTTTGTTAAGTGGGTTCTCTCTAGCAATCTTGTTAAACAGATCACGAAACGCTTCCTTGTTAGCTGTAGTCATGCTGTTGTTGCCAGCATAGAAGAGTGCCTCCAGTTCAGATGGAGTCAATGTCTTCTCATACGTATTCATTGCATAGTCTAGCGTCTGCTTGATCTTACGTACATCTTTAGTGAATATCTTATCAGGGCAACGGATACCCTTGTGATTATCATAGAACTCTTTGTCCATAAGTGTACGGATAAGTGCTAGTTCCATCATGTCGTGTCTCCTCTAAGACAGTGGTTAGGCGTACTCTTTCTGCTTTGTGTACTGCCTATCCTGTATTTCCTTTTGTAAGTATGCGATCTCACATTCGATCAACTTACGCTCATATGCCTCAAGCTTAGGGTGCTGTAACTTAGCAGCCCAAGTCTTTAGTTCTTCTTGTAGTTCTTTCACTGAAGTCATTTCACATCTCCTTGTGACCAGTAATCCCAGCTTTCTATATGACCACCGTCATACACAGCGTCAAGATCGTTGTCAAACTTTTTGTTGTTTATATAAATATCACACGCTTCTAGTACTTCGTCTACGGATAGCTCAACAAATACCATACCAAGAGGTACACGCTGATCAAGTATTGCTGTTTTGGGCGGTTTGGAATCTCGCATAGAATGCTCCTTCAGGTGATTTAAGTGCAGCCATAATATCTAGTAGCTGCTGATATGTAATGGATATTATCTCGTGTCTGTTTAACTCTTCTACGAACTGGCGAAGAAATACTATACCGTCATCTGCTATGATAATCTCTATGTCTTCACACGTGTTCGATTCATCTAGTGCCTTGATGATAGCTGCGTCAGGCTCAAACTCTACGGTGTACATTACTCTTCCTCCAGGCAGAAACAACAGAAGTCATTCAGCGCTGGGCCACCACAGCTTGCACAAGTACCCCATTGCTTTTCTTCTTCATCTGTCTCACCTATGTAATTGGCCTCAACCATATCTTTACGAGAAAGGTCTTTACCATAATAGCCACCCTTAAACATATTCCAATCAGAATGTTTTAGATAAGTGTAATGCCATTTAGTTTTTGTTTTAGGTTTACCTGAAGAGTAAAAACCATCAGCCATTATAACCTTAGCATTTATTATTGCTGGTCTGTTTCCCTTAGAAAGAAAAAACACTTGACCTATTTTTTGCGGTTTTGTTTTTATCTTTGTTTTTTCATAGTTATCTGGGTTAAACCTGTTTCTTACTTTTTGATAGTCATCATAATTAAACTTGTTCATCTGTCTCATACCTTATGTGATCTGTTATAAAGTCATACACTACTTGGATGTCTAGCTTAGCTGCTGCACAGTACAGAACTAGCTTCAGTCCTTCTTCCTGTAGTAACGTTCTACATTTATCATCTATATGGAACTGGTAGGTTGCACTACCATCTTTGTGTTCCTCTACTTGTTCTACTCCTATGATACCTGTCATCGCTTATCCTTTATACATACTAGTTGTGCTTCTTGTGGTACTTGATTCTCTAACTCCTCGAATGCATCAAAGCAATAATACATAGAAGAGTACATACCTAGTGTGTTAACATAGGGTCTACCTTCATGTAGGAACACAAGAACCAAGAGCCACTTCATTTCTCGTACATCCTTAATGCTTCCCATGATACGGGGTACAGCTTAGCCATTACATCTTCGATCTTCTCAGCTACTATACGTGTCTCAGCTTGGGTGTCTTCCTTCAGGCGTAGGCCACACATCTTAGCGAAAGCAAACAGTGATCCTGACCAGTACCATTCTGTCATCATAGACTGTGGTAAATGCATACGTGCTTGCTCTGGTGACACACCTTCGTCTAGCTGTTGTTTGTATAACTGTAGCATTACGTTGTTGTGATATTCTACGTTAGCGTTAGTCTTTACTACACCTTCACTGCCTTGCTTCTTATCAGCACTACGCCCACGCCATACGTCAGGCACATAGAATTCAGGGTCATCATCTACATAGCGGCGACTGATCTCATTCCACGGCATGTACTCATGCTTGACTAGCTGACGTGCTACAAACACTGGAGCCTTGACATGGAACGTAGCAAACGCATGGTTAAATGGTGACTTGTGTTTATACTTAGCCAAGTACTTAATCAAGCGATCATCCTTGTGTTGCAGTACCTTAGCTTCACCATTGTGTATACGCATCATGTAGTCTGACTTCTTACCGAAGCTAACACGTGCAGCATTAACTACAGACAAGTCATCACCCATGTGGTTCACGTAAGTTACTTCTATCATACCATCTCCTTAAGTTTCATTATATCAGACTCTACCTTATACTTCAGGTCATCGTCAAGTCGTAATGCTCTTGTGTCTAACCCTGTCCATGACTCTATCTCTCGCTTGTATGCCAAGGTCTTGTGTGCAGCATCAG